GTTATTTACTATACTTCTATTATAGCAAAATGCCCATTTCTGGGCAAATTGCTTGTTGTTATTTCACAACAGTTTCTTTCTGTGGGGCGGGAGTTTTTGGGGCGTCTGGGCAGGATACTAAACCAGCGAAGTGCCATTTACGGCAATATGTACATTCCATGTATATGCTCCTTTGTTGTTAAGTCATTATTATAGCAAAATAGCCATTATTGAACAAATTGATGTTGTAGATGTGCAACATCCTCAGGTGATGTCAAAGCATTATGCAATTGATCCACGGGCACTCCGTTATCAACATAGCCCTCTAACACCATGTCAAAGTAACCTTGACTGGGCAAAGCATCTTCATGCCCGTCATGCATGAAATAGGTTGTGGCGTGAAAAACATGCCCTTCAAAATCCACTTCTAGTTCGGCGCGGTTGTAATAATAAGGGTAACCCTCTAATTGATCCAGGGCCTGTAAGCACTGATCCGTGATGTCCCAGAGCACTCCATCCACATAACAACCTGGCTCTACAACCACATCAGCATGTTGGGCGAATCTAAAAGTGTGGTCCAATAATCGTGCTGCTCCAATTGCCCGTGCTTGGGGGCATCGATGGCGCATTTCTTCTTGATTAGTGTTCATGCCGTAGGCAAAATAAAGCATAGTTTCAACTCCAAAAGTTACATTAACTCAATTATAGCACATCAATCATTTTGGAGCAAATCTAGAACATGTACGTAAAATGACAAAACGAGTACACATTTCTAGAACATGTACTCGTTGTAAAGGTGTAGTACTCGAGTATTACTTTTTAGCGGTTGCGCTATAAGCCTTCATGATGCCCTCACCAAATTTAGAGTAGTCAAATTTTGCGGCTTCTTGCATGGCCTTGACAGTTTCGCTGGTTATTGTAGTAACTGCGTCTGTGGCGGACTTTAGGGCTTTCTTGGTGTATTCGCTTTGTGTGTCAATGAATTCTACCATTGCGTCTTTGGCTTTTTCGTTTGTGACAAATGTGTTAACGAATGTCTTCTTTCCGGTTTGAATGGCATCTACCATTGCGTCTAATGTAAACATAATTTCTCCTTATATAAGCAAGTTTACTCACAGGGCCCGAACCATTCGGCACCCCATATTCTTATTGTACAAGTACTTATAGTAGAAATCAAGCAAAAATGCAATATTTTTTAGTGAACTGTCACTAACTAAATAAAAGCATACCATTCAAATAGGAGAACCTCAAATGGAAAATATCGATATCGCAGCAACAGCTGAATTGCTATTAGGAATTGCTATTCTGTATTTTATAGCCAAATCACTAATCAAAAGCCGATCTGAAAAAAATGTAATTGGACACATTGAAACTGCAGCACCTTACAAAGTGGAAACACCTGTAGCACCTGTAGTAGAAGTGGATCAAACCGCAGTTGTAGCAGCCTCAGAAGCCAGTGCAGTAGCCACTACAAAGCCAGCTAGAAAAACTGCTACTAAAAAACCAGCAACTAAAAAAGCTCCTGCCAAAAAAACCGCAAAGAAAAAGTCCGCAGCTGAGTAATTATGGTTTTACAAGATATTGGCATCTATTTCAACGATGCCAATAGTGCTATCTTTAGGTATCACCTAAATCAAGTGATTGGCCCGGCATTGGAAACAATCAGTTACTACTCCAATACCGAGGCCTTTTGTCAAAGTCCGCATCCAAGGCGCATCGCCTGTTTCCAAATACCCTATCCCTACACCGACTTGGTCGAGCACGAGATTGACAGTGTCTACTCAAGTGCGGATCTTGTGATTGTATTGGGCAGTGAACTGCATGCTCGCACCGTGGACTTTGTGAGACGTTTTGATCGACCCAAGATGCGTTGGTTCTTGTGTGGTCGACTCAACCCCGAATTGAATTTGGGACGAACCTATCGCTTCCTGGATTGGTTCACCACCAGTGTATACTTTTACAAAAATGTCAGACCCAGCACCTTGTATGAACTTGATCCCTACACCGTCAAGCCCTTGATGTTTGATGCACTGTTGGGGCGCAGGAAAATACATCGAGATCAGGCATATGAATTTATACACAGTCACCAACTACAACAACAAAGCATAACCACCTATGTGGATGACTATGCTTTGAACTTTCGCACCGGTGATCACGACAAATGGATATGGGAAGATCGTGGACTAGAAGAACACGAGGGAGTACAATGGACCGTGGACCGTGTCAAGTACTACGGTTACAGAATGAGCCTGAGCCAAATCATTCCCATCAACATATACAATCAAACTGCCTACAGTTTGGTATGTGAAACCAACTTTGATAATGACTATGTGTTTTTTACTGAAAAAACAGTCAAGCCCATACTGGCTCGTAGATTGTTCATACTGCTAGGCAACAGGTATGCACTGCGAGAATTACAGGAGTTGGGATTCAAAACCTTTAACGGCATCATTGATGAGAGCTATGACGAGATAGAAACTGTACATGATCGTCATCAAGCAGCACTTGAACAGTTGCAGTGGTTATGTGGGCAAGACCAAACCAAAATCTTAGCACAGTGTCGCGATATCACTGAACACAATTTCAATTTGATGTATGGAAAAAATTGGTATCAATTATTTTCTACACCGTTTATCAATCTATTGCTTAATCGATAATGCCAAAGTTGGCCCACTTGGCGTCGCCAAGACTGACCCAGCCCATGGGGCCTCCCATGCTGGGGTTGGCATTAAACACTATACTGCCTTTGGGTTGAGTGTCTGCCGGCGGTTGAACACTGGCCGATATGTTGATGAGTCCAAGATTTAATTTGCCAAGCGAAACAGATCCATCAGTTTCCAATCGTAAATTGTTTTTACTGTTACTGCTCAACACCAGTGCATAATTGCGTGTGCTTTCAATTACACCAACACCATTGGTTTGTTTGCCAAAATTGATTTCAATTTCTTGATCCCACACACTCAATGCTGCATTGGGTTCAATTGTGTTTACGCCCACACGTCGATTTGTGGTGTACAGTGATCCACTCAACAGGGATTCGCCGCTGACTTGCAGTTCTTGTAACTGTCCCACTCGTTGTAGGTTACTGGTTAGAATGTTGTTGGCCAAGCCGCCATTGCTGATGACTTCTTGACCATTGAGCGTTATCTTGGCCAGATCCAAGCCGTTTTCCAATATTTGATCTGCCACCAATTGCGAGTAGCTTTGAAAAGTTTTTTTGTCATTGAGCACATATTGAGAAGCAGCATTTACTATGTTGCTGAACAACGGACTGTACTCGGGAATGGTTCCTGCAACATTTAGATCGCCCTCGATGGTGACTGTGCCCTTGACTGTTAAATCTTTAGTTAACAAATTGTTTTCAACCACGGTGACCTCGTCCATGATGGTGAGCTGACAGTTTGTGGCTTTGTCATCGATTCCGGTGCTGCCAAATCCGGTAATTATTCCACCTTGTATGTGGTCACCAGTGATGACAAAATTTTCAAGATTGAGTGCAGTGGCATTGATGCTGGCGTCGGGAAAAACCACTGCTCGGTTCTGCATGGCTGAGACTATACTGCTTTGGTATATGCTTTGAAAATCAAATTGTGCAATGGCAGTGGCCACAGTCTCGTTGATTTTGTTTGTGGCCACCTGTTGTGTTGTGGTTGCAAGTCCATGTGCAATGTCAGTTACTTTTTGACTCAGCAGTGATTCAATGCTGGTTCGATCAATATTGAGTTGGGACAATTTGAGTTCAAGTTGTTGCCCAAGTTTTTCTCTCAATATTTCGGTATGGTCCATTTCAGAAACAACTTGGTTTACTCGTTGAGCAATTGCTTCTGCAACTTGTGCTTCAACTTTTGTTGTAATTTCTGCTACTATACCTTGTACTATGCTATCTACGTGTGCGTTTATGTCCATTGTTACTCGAATTGTATGCTAACTACATGCTCGTAGTTTTTACGTATTAAACTTTTATACATCAAGTTCTTGTGTACGAGGAAATTCACTGCTCCTGCGTCAATACTGAACTTGGCCAATTGTTTGAAAAACATGGTGCGTCTTTCAAATGCTCCATACGCAATGGTGTTTCCACTTTTGCGTTTGATTTCAAAAATCATGGTATTCCAACGATTTCGATCTGCAAGGTCCCAATCATGCGACTCTAAATAGATTGTTTGATCTAGACTGTTGCGTACCAATGCGGGCTGACTAAACTCGCGTTCTTTGAAATCTTGATTTTTATAATCGCGTATGGTACTTATCACAAATGCAGTAGCAAGGCTACAAATCGCAGTTATCATGTTTTGTTGTTCAAGATCGCTAGTAGCAAAAGTAAAGTACTCTTCTAGAGCAACAACACATTCAAATTGTTTACGATATTTGTGTAGCTCGTGTGGATCAATATATGTGTACTTAATGCCCTTATCGCTCAAGTAGGCTTGAGCAGTGAGACTGATTTCAGTTACAAAAATGTTAGCAGCTTCGCAGGCCAGTATGGCTGGATTGAACCCAACAAACAACACCGTGGTGGGTGATAAGTTTTCAGTGCGGTATACACCCTCCAATATCTCGTGCTTGCGAGCAATAATATCTTTGGGCTTGGCATTGTGTTTGAGTGCAGAAAGCACTGCATCGGTATAGTCGGCAAAAGTCATATAACTATTTAGCGGAACGTACCAAATCTAATGTAACGCAATGGAACCCGCCGCCCAGGGTACGACTGTGTCTCAGTGTCCTGGGGATGACTGTAAAATTCTTTTTGGCTAATAGTTCTATTAGGTTGTGTTGTGCCGCATCCACTATCACAGTGGTGGGATTAACTACTAACATATTCAAGGCAATCCACTTGCTGGCATAGGGATATTGATAAAACTGTTGTGGCACTACATCATCTATAAAAATACATTCCCAATCTCGAAAAGCATTGGGCACAGTTTCTTTAGCGACTCTACTGCCATTTAGTAATACAAGTCCCTCACGTAAGGGCACAATAGTACTGTCAATGTGTACACCACTGTAGAAATTACACAGTTCAATGCTGGTGTCTGTGGGCAAATTTGCCAACAACCAGTAATATGCCAATCGATTGCCACTGGCACTTTCAAGATATAACATCCGCTTTGGGCCCAATCTTAATATATTTGCTGCATCCAATACGAGACCTTGACCACGTGGCATTCGAACTACATTAGCATCACGGAAAAATTCATGATAGCATTGGCTTTCCATATCTCTGCAAGGATACATCATTGCGGGATCAATTACGGTATCGCCAAAGATTAAAAATCTGTCTCGGGGACAATAGTTGTACATGCCATTATGTGCTTGAAAATTTAATGGTGCAGGACGAACTACTTCAACACCCAATCCTGTTAGTGTATCGGCCAGTGTTTGCAAATCCTCGTTGCTTTCATCAATGATGTATTGTGGCACTGCGCCTTTGGGTACCGGAGTTTCGTGCCATGTAGTTTTTTCTGCTTCTTGTGCAAATACAGGATCATGTTGTGGCCAATTGGCCCATGTAGCATCGCCTACCACGACTCGTTTGAGTTGGTCCCATTCATTATGCGAACTTATCATACGTGTCCTGTTATCTGTAGTGTATATCTTGGTGTTAATCCCAAATTGGCAGCCATGTGCGTGGTGTCATATTCCCACTCAATGACATTGCCTGCATCCCAATTTACAACGGGTTCGTTGGCACATTCGGCATAGTGTCCGCTCTGCCAGTCTTCTAAAAATACAATAGCACGTCGTATTGTTTTTTCCTTACCTTTGAGATTAAACAGGTCAATGTATTTTAAATACAAGTCACTGTGGCTGGGCAATATTGTACCAGTGTCCATTCTATAGTAGCTGGTACCAATATCACGCCACCCCAGCTCGGTGTAGATGTTTACGAACTGCTGATTCCACGCGGGTTGTTCACTTCGCATGTCGCACATGAAGCCAGTGAATCGTGGCGGGTACCCTTGAGTCCTCCATCGTGCTACACTTTTTACATCATTGAAGGGCTCTTGCACGTAGTTTAAACGTTTATATTCATCGTCCCAGAATTGGGAGATTTTATACTTGTGAAATGCGAGTGTTGCCATAGTGTATTACCTTTATATTGGGATTGGTGGTATTATACTTGCGCCATGGATCTATTATAACACTTCCATCCTCTATTGTGCAATAGAGTTGTTGCTCATCTTCAACACCTGCATAGCCATATGTGATTTGTTTGTTATGTGCCAGCAGTACTACACCACATACACTACGTGGAACATCAGGTTCAGTTAGTGGATCAATGTAGTGCACTTCTGCTCCCATCTGCTCCAAGAAGTGTCCTACTAATAGACTGTAACTTCCCTCTAAGTAAGTAACATCGGGTTTGTATGCTTTACCATGTATGTAAATGGGTAACACACCAGTTTCAGTTGCAGCCGCACTGTGCACAAATTTGGCCATGTTTTCTGCTTGTATTTCTCTGGCATGCATAATAGCATCAAACAAATCATAACCTAGATCTAATCGATCAGCAAGATATCTTAATGCTATGTTGTCGCGTGGGTGGCACGGGCCCGCATCGCCTAGGCCTGCGGTCATGTACTTGGGCCCCATAATACGCATACTTGATTTTGCAAGTGCGTTGGTGACAACGTCTACATTGATGTTGCCCTGTCGAATAGCAACATCCTGTATCATGTTTGCAAGTCCAATCTTGGCACTGATGAAGGTGTTATAGAATACCTTGATACACTCGGCTTCGTCCCACGTTCCAACTTCATATCTGGGATCGTTTTCCATTATGGTTTTATAGAATTCGATCAATTCCTGTGCATCTCCGGTGAGTGCGCCATCTTCTGTACCAATAATAACCATTTCAGGGTTCACCATGTCCCACTCTACCGAACCCATGGCAATCAGATAGGGATTGTAAATAAAACGTGCATTTGTGATATGTTGTACAAGTTCACCACGCACAGTACCAGGCAACACTGTAGATATCAGCACCACCAATTGGTTGTGTCTTGCCCAGCAATTGACCTGCTTCAACACATTGGTCACAACAGTGTAGTCAAAATCTCGATTGGGTAAATGTGCAATAGGTGCACTACCATCATAAGCAGCTTCATGTGGAGTTTGTACAGCAATGAATATGATGTCTTGTCCCAATACTGCATCACAGAGATCGTCGACAATTTTAATCCGGTCACTGTTTTTACGATAAATATCATATCCCGTAACAGTATGCTTGGAGGCCATGACCTCAGCACATGCCAATCCCAATTTTCCTATCCCGATAAATCCTACATTCATTTATGTTTTCCTTAGATAATTTTTATTACATTCTTCATAACAATTTGATTTCGCAATTTGTTAACAACACCTCGGTGTACTTTAGCCCGTTCGGCACTTACGATAATCGTTGCTACTATGATCTACCATATGGTACTTTGAGACAACATCACGACGCAGATGTTTGGAGTTGCAAACGAGCATGGTTTCATTGTTACTTTTTTGATCAAGAACCAATTTATGATTCTACGGTTATAGATAATTCTATGTTGTGCGATTGGACCACTGGGCCCAGACGCATCAGTATTCTAGCAAACAGCGAGAAGTCTCAAATCAAACAACAGATTGTGAAACACAAAGGCCTGTATGATTGGTACTATTTTTTTCATGGATTTGCTGCGCTAGATTGGTATAGAGATTTTCAATATGTAAAACAAAATTCGTTTGATCAATTCACAAAAGTATTTATATGTTACAATCATCTTATATCAAAATATCGCAGCTATCGATTGCATTTGGTCAGCAACTTGATAAATCAAGATCTAGTGCGTTTTGGAAAGGTGAGCTTGTTTCTCAATGACAGTCTTGGAACTTGGCAAGACACTGTCACAGATCCATTGACTCCCTTGGACAATCGCGCCCGAGTCAAGATTTATCAAGCACTGAAAAATCGTTCTGATCCGCTGATAATTGACACTGTGCCCAATGGTGCATTCAGTGCCAAGGTAGATTTATCTGAATTGAGCGATGCACTGTGGCACGTGGTAACAGAAACTGTGTATTTTCAACCCAAACTACATTTGACAGAAAAAGTCTTCAAACCCATTATAGCACAAAGACCCTTTATCCTAGTGGCTGCTCCGGGCAATTTGGCCTATTTACGCAGTTATGGATTCAAGACATTTGATCATTGGATAGATGAGAGTTACGATCTTGAGACCGACAATTATATAAGAATAGAAAAGATCACTCAAGAAATCGCCAGACTTTGTGCAATGCCAACGTCGCAGTTGAAACACATGCACGAGGAAATGCAGGAAATACTGTTGTACAATTACCGTCACTTCTATGGAGAGTTTAGAACCATTATCACAAACGAGCTGGTGGATAACTTTGAGGGAATACTGGCTCAGATTAACAACGGTCGGATGCCCAATAATCACAGTAGACATCACCAAAGATTTGAATTGGATAAAAATTATTTAAATGAAGTTAAACAACGCTTACTCAAATAAATACAGTATCAAGGAGAAGAAAATGGCACTAGTCGATTCAGTATTAAATCTAATTACAAAACAACCCCGAGATCCCAATGCAGTTAAACCACCTGTTGGGTCAAGAAGCGAGCGTGAAGCCAAACTCAAAGACAAAGCAGGTATGGTTATTAGTGTATTTGCACTAATTTTAGCTGTAAATTCTTGGTACGGCGGTAAGTTAAGTAGCATTACTCTTAATAACACTATTGCCGCAAATGATGTTTGGAGCTTTTATGAAGCCAAAAGTATCAAGCAAACGCTGGCCGAACAAAGTCTAGATGATGCTATATATCGCAAAGACACTAAAAAGATCGAGCAGCTACAGGCCAAGATTGCACGTTACGAAAGCGAACCTGCAACTGGCGAGGGCAAAAAAGAGCTGATGGCCAAGGCTAAGAAGCTGGAAGCCGAACGTGATCAAGCCAAAAAGCAAAGTCCCTGGATTGGATTTGCTAGTACCTTGTATCAATTGAGCATTGTGGTTTTATCTGCAAGTATTCTGGCAGTTAGCATGAGCATGTTCTGGGGCAGCTTTTTTGTTGCCGGCATAGGCCTGCTATTAACTAGCCAAGGTGTATGGCTTTGGATGTAATCTTATTCACACTGATAGCAACTCACATCACCATAGTCTGTGTTACAGTTTTCCTACATAGGGGTCAAGCACATCGGGGCCTGACCTTTCATCCCATATTAAGTCACTTCATGCGTTTTTGGTTATGGCTCACCACAGGCATGACCACAAAAGAATGGGTGGCAATACATCGCAAACATCATGCCTTTACCGAACAGGCGGAAGATCCACATAGCCCACACGTGTACGGTGTTTGGCGTGTGTTGTTTGGTGGAGCACTACTTTACAGTCAAGCTGCACGAGACCGAGACATGGTGGCAAAGTTTGGTGTAGGCACACCCGATGACTGGCTTGAGCGTAACATTTATACTCCTCGCAACTTTCACGGCATTGTGTTAATGCTATTAATAGACCTAGCACTATTTGGTCCCGTGGGATTTGTAGTTTGGGGTGTGCAAATGTTATGGATTCCGTTCTGGGCCGCAGGTGTTATTAACGGAGTGGCGCACTACATAGGATACCGTAATGGCGCTACTAGGGATGCAAGTCGTAACTTGGTACCATGGGGTATCATAGTTGGTGGCGAAGAATTACACAACAATCACCATCTTGATCCGGCTAATGTAAAGTTAAGTAAACAGTGGTGGGAATTTGACATAGGTTATATGTGGATTAAAGTATTTCAACTGTTGGGACTTGTTAAATTCACTAGATAATCTAATTGTAATATTTGGCAGTATAAATACTAGTAATAACACAATGTAACTATGTCAAAAATTCTTTTTATTCTCAAACGTCGCGAAGACTACAATGCAACTGTGCACACGCACATGGGTCTAAGCACCGGCCTATTCAATAGTGCCAGCTTTATTAACAACATGTTAAACGAACATGGTGTAGAAAGCAAAATGGTTGTTGTTCCCGACAACAACGCTATAGACCGCGAGGTCACTGCATATCGCCCCACACACGTCATCATTGAAGCATTATGGGTAGTGCCTCAAAAGTTTGCTGTACTGCAACGACTACATCCCACAGTCAAATGGATTATTCGCCTGCATAGTGATATGCCGTTTATGGCTGGCGAGGGAATGGCTATGGACTGGATTGCAGACTATTTGAGTTTTAAAAATGTTTATCTTGGTGTAAATGCTCCGCGTATGTTGCGTGAGTGTAAGCATTATTTGCAACTGCGTTATCCTGGCAAACACATAGACGAGAAAACTATATATCTTCCCAACTACTATCCACAACAATACAAAACCAAACCCTTCAATCGCAACAAAGACACAATTGACATTGGATGTTTTGGTGCTGTGCGCCCGTTAAAAAATCATTTGTTGCAGGCGTTTGGAGCATTGGAGTTTGCCGAAAGCATTGGTAAACGATTACGCTTTCACGTCAATGCCGGACGTATAGAAATGCAAGGCGGTCCGGTACTAAACAATCTCAAAGGCTTGTTTGAACAATTAAGCGACAGCGGACATGAAATGATCAATCATCAATGGCGCCCAAGAGACGGGTTCCTGGAGTTGTGCAGCGAAATGGATATTGGGCTACAAGTTAGTTTTAGTGAAACATTTAATATTGTGGGCGCAGATTTGATAAGTCAAGGAATACCTCTAGTGGGCAGTGTGGAAATTCCTTGGGCAGTGAGTGCTTGGTGTGCTGATCCCACCAACAGTGAAGACATAGCTGCCAAATTGGCCTTGGCTTACAACTGGCCCTGGCTCAACGTCAAAACCAATCAATGGAGTTTGACGCATTATACTAACGAGACTGCGGGAATTTGGAATAAATACTTCAATAAGGACTAATAGTATGCCACATAGAGTAAGAAGACACGAATGGGTCGACGGTGCGTTAAGAACATTTGATCATTTTTTTAAAGAATTAGAGTCAGCCTTGGATTTTGCTGGCCAACAAACTACAGGACATTCAAAAGTATATACCGAGGCCGGCGAGCTGGTGCATACAGCAAAGCCAGTGGTAACTGAAACATACGCTTAAGGAGCACAACATGTCGCATCGAGTTAGACGCCATATATGGGATAATGGAATTTTACAAACTTTTGACGAAGTATTTGAGAGACTAGAGCAGGCTTTGGAGTACGCTGATGGACAAAAAGCCAGTCATGTCAAAATTTTTGATGAGAATGATCAGATTACTCATGTGTTTGGGCCAGCATTGCCCGCTGACACCTACGCTTAATCAACGTCTTTAAGGATTATCTCGGCTTCAGGAATCCGTGTATGCGTATTTTTACTGCCTAGCAACACAAGAATACGCCGCCCAACTTCAGTATCAACCATCATAACCAAACAACCCCCGGCTTGTCGTATGTAGCCGGTCTTGCTGACCACAATATTTTGATTGTAACCTATTAGTGGATTTGTGTTACGAAACACAAACCACTTTTTCTTTACCTTGATTTTTGCACTGCTGGTGTGTGCGGCGGCGACAATAAGCGGATACTTTTGTGCTGCCAATACCAAGTTAATTAATTCGGTCGCAGTGCTTACGTCAAATGGACTGAGTCCTGTGGGTTCTATGAACCGCGTGTTTTTCATATAAAGCTCTTGAACTTTGGAGTTCATGGCTTTTATGCACTGGTCTCGGCCACCAATGTAATGGTTACACAGTGTGTCTGCGGCACTGTTGTCACTCTTGACCAAGGCCAATTGTATCAGTTGCTCTCGTGTAAACTTGCCTATTTGCTCGTCCAGCTTTTGAGCTGCATCCAACACAATCATAACTGTGACCAATTTGGTTATGCTGCCAATTGAGCGCACTTCGTCGGTATTTTCACTGCGCAATACTGTGCCCTGCTCATTGGCCACTAACCAGCTGGCGGCGGTTATGTCTTTGGCTTGTGCAGAAAATAACACCAGTGACAGTGCTATAGAGGTTAAAAAACGCATTATTTGATTATGGATTGAATTGTGTCCAGTATTTCTTCTCCTACCTGGACCACTACGATTGAGACTAATACTATTACACTGATTGTAACAAATATGTCAACAAATGTCAATGATTTTAGTTTATTTTTTATCATCCCATAAATTCCCTCAAAGAATCTTTGACATCTTGAATTGTAAAATACCTCTTGTGTCTGTTTATACCAAATGTGGGATTATCTCTCCAGATTTGATCCATATTTAAACCAGTACCGGGTAATCTTCCGCCACCTTCCTTGGCTATCACTGTTTTTGGATCTCGTCCCACATAGGCTGGAATGAATATACTCATATAAAGATCTCCGGCGTCCATACCAGGTTTAGAAGATCTTTTAAGAAATCTATACACATAGTCCAGTTGTTGAGTGCCACTCATGCGTTTGAGTTCTTCTGTGCTTGTGCCCAGGTCTCTTGCGGTCTGGTGTGTGAATTGTATAAGTCCCACTGCTCCGGGTATACGTTTTCCGTCTTTTGTAATTTTGTCAGGTGCTTGAATTGACGGACTGAATGTACGTATGGTTTCGTGTCCTATAATTCCAATCAACGCATTTACTTGAAGTCCAAGTTTGCTTGCAACGTCTTTTAACTTGTCCATGAATCCCGGTTCGTTTAACGCACTCTTGGGGTTATTGACTGCTATTGATTTGGGGACTTCTGTGGATTTAGTGGGTTCTGCCGCTTTTTGGGTGTGGGTGATACCTTTGTCTGTGGGATCGGCATAGATGCTTTTACCTGGTACTACTGGCGGTTGTGCCACTGGTGCAGGTGTTGCTTTTGTCTGTTGTGCTTTT